GACAGGATGGACGAAGCCGACCGCCGCCGGACGTCGACCCGCAGGACTATCCTGGGAGCAACCCAAAAATTGAAAGCTCATAGACGGGGGGACAACCCCAGCATACAAATTCGCCGAGAACGTGTGAACGCTCTCGCGCGCGGGACAAAAAAACCACCGGCGAATGCGAAATCAACACGCGCTCGAACACGCCAAACCCCGGACGATGAAAGCTCCCGGAAAAAAGCCCATCACCTTCCACCCCGGTGGCCTGCACGAGAGCACCGGCGTCCGGCGGGGCAGCCGATCCCGGCAGCCAAGCACGCGGCCGCGGCGAGCGGCGCCTCGGCCCCAAGGCGAAGAAGCAGGAGCAGTTCTTCGAGAACGTGCTCAAGTGACGGCGGAAGAACTCGCGTTTCTGTTCCAAGCGGCAGCCTACTACCGAACGAAAGGAAGTCTGATCATGAAAAAACTTCTCCTCGCATTGCTGCTGACCCTCGCGGTCACCAGCCCGTCCTTCGCGGACGCCCTCGACCCACACCACGTGCCCCGGCTCCGGCTGTCAGGTGACGAACACCCACGGCAAGGGCAGCATCAGCATCCAGATCGTGGGGACCTTCAGCGGCACGCTGACGTTCGAGCAGTCGAACGACGGCGGGACGACCTACGTCACGCTGAGCGTCACCCCCTACAAACTCCTCGACGGCCGTGACGACCACGACCGCAGCGGGGCTCTGGACGGCGAACCTCGCAGGCGTTGACAAAGTGCGCGTGCGGTTCAGTTCGTACTCCTCGGGCACAGCGAACGTGTACATCGGCACGACCGTGGCCAGCCTCGGCAGTGGCGGCGGCGGGCTGACGAGCGTCGCGGAGGCGAACCTTTCTTTTACTGACGTGACCACCGCAAACGCTACCAGTTCGTTGCATGGGCTGCTCCCGAAACTCTCGGGCAACGCCTATGACTTCTTCCTGGGCGATGGCACGTACGGGCGCACCGTCGCCCGTGGCACGCTGACTTCAGCGACTTCCCCCTGGACGTTCACGCAGACCTGGAACAACGCGGCGGTGTCGTTCCAGGGGCTGGTCGTGAACATCACGAACACGGCCGCGCTCAGCTCGTCGCGGTCGTTCTCCGTGCAGAGCGCTGGAGTGGATGTCTTCTCGGTACGATCCGACGGCTTCACGTCGGCCGGGTTCCTGAGCGTCGGCGCGACGTCGACGCTGTCGGGCGACGTGCAGGTCGGCAACGGCTCGCACCTGGGCTTCAGCGACGGCTCGGACTACGGCGCGGCGATCATGCGCGTCAGCGGCGGCAGCGGCGGGCTCAAGGTCGCCAACGCCTCGACGGGTTACCAGGAAATGCAGGCGCAGGACTTCAAGCTCGTGCCGAACGGCGTGTCGCAGCCGTCGTGCGTCTCGGGTATCCGGGGCACGATCTGGTACACCTCCTCGGCGGGCGTGCTGCCGACAAGATTGAAATCTGCGCGAAGGCCGCGGCCGACACCTACGCGTGGCGCTCGATGGCGACGATCCCCTAATGCGTCGAATCCTCCTCCTAATCTTCGCACTCTGTGCGTCGAATGCGTTCGCGCAGACGACGCCAGCGGTGCCGCGGCCCGCGCAGTTCCACTATGGCATCCGGGTGATCCCCGGCGTGCGCCCGACGGATCCGTACGAGGGCCACGTCTACCAGGACTCCACCACCCACAAGATTTACGTCTACAACGGGAGCGCGTGGGTCGAACTCGGCGCCCTGTCCGACACGGGCACCAGCGGGCAGGTCCTGACCTCGCAGGGCACGGGCACCCGGTGTGGGCGGACGTCAGCGGCAGCGGCGTGCCGGGCGGCAGCGCCGGGACGGTGCAGTACAAGAACGGCGGGAACTTCGGTGGGACGAACCTGACGTACGCGTCGAGCAAGTTCACGTCGGCGTTCATCAGCAACGCGACCGGCGCCTGGGTCAAGAACGTCCCGGCCTCCGGCGACACGACCGCGGGGAACTTCGAGGTCTACATCGGGGAAGCCACCAACGACGTGGCGCCCGGCGACACGCGACCGGACCACGTGGCAGCCTTCGGGTGGAACGCATCGAGCGCGGCGAGCGGGAACGCGGCCAACGGCACCGGCATCGGCAAGTCGACCCTCGTGTTCGAGAGCTACTGCAGCTTTGGCACCGGCTGCCTCGCGGGCAACGGGGGCCAGAGCGAGACGTACTTCGACATGAGCGACGGCAAGGGCTCCGAAGTGCGGCCGCTGGGGTTCTTCCAGGGCAAGTTCCAGGACGACACGTCGCACTACCTCTCGGCGATTGCGCGCGCGGACACCTGGAGCTTCTTCAACGCGGACCAGACGACGCAGCTGTTCGCGATCTCGGCGACGTCCGGGCTGGCGCTGAACACGTCGTTCAACGTGACGCTGGCGTCCGCCGACGGGGACTGGCTGTATCAGCACGGGCATTCGCTGATCCGGTCGGACGCCGGGGGCGTCGCGGTCGGGCCGAACGACAGCCTGCTGCTCGGTGCCACGGGCGAGCACACGGTGACGGTCGAGGGGAACCACTTCGCCCTGAGCGCTACCACGATCGAAGACACCTCGGGGAACAACCGGCTCAAGCTCGGTGCCGGGAGTGCGACGAACTACCCGAGTCTTGGCGCCTCGGGCACCGACGACATCATTCTGAAACCCCTCGGATCGACGACGAACGTGCAAATGACGATCGAGTCGAAGGGCAGCGGCGCGGTGTATCTGCATCCGGGCACCGGCGACCTGAAGATCAACGGTGGCACCGGCGTGACGGCGAGCGGGAGCAGCTGCACGATTACGGCGATCACCAAGGGCATCATCACCGGCGCGACCTGCACCCCGTGAACTGGCACTGCAGCGGGTGTGGACACGACGGGCCGATCAAGGCGTTCTATCAGCCAGGGGCTGACGGCGTCCTCGACTACCAGTGCCCGGCGTGCGGAACGATCGACAACGAGCACCTCGGCATCCCACGGCTCAACTTGACCGACGGTGCGACGGGGTTGGTGACGCGCTTCTACATCCCGACGCCGAAGCAGATCCTGCTGCACCACGCGCGCGCGAAGAACGTGCTGTGGGGTGGACGAGCGGGCACGGGCAAGAGCCACGGGCTCCGCATGGACGCGTACATGCGCTGCCTAACGGTGCCGGGCTACCGCGTGCTGCTGCTCCGGCGACAGTTCACGGAACTCAAGGATACGCACCTCGACAAGGCCGCATACGAGGCGGAGAAGCTCGGGGCGAAGTGGCGCGCAGCGGATTACACGGTCGTCTTCAACAACGGCAGCCGCCTCCGCTTCGGTCACTGCGAGACAGATGCCTCGGTGAGCATGTATCTGTCGAGCGAGTTCGACTGCATCATGTACGACGAGGGCTCGACGTTCACCGAGTACTCGGTGCGGTTCATCAACTCTCGTCTGCGAACCGCGAAGAAGGGCGTGACACCGTGCGTGCGGATCGGCAGCAACCCCGGTGCGATGTGGCTCTACGACTACTACATCGCGAAGGATGTCAGCGCGGAGCAGGACCCCAGCTACGACCCGAAGGACTACGAGTTCATCCCGACGGACCTGACGGACAACCCGCACGTGAACCTCGCGGAGCAGGAACTGCGGTTGAACTCTCTCCCCTCGGAAGCCCTGCGTCGGATGTATCGCGACGGCGACTGGACCGCGGTCGAGGGGCAGTTCTTCACGGACTGGCAACCCAAGATTCGGGAAACGGGACAGCCATGGCATGTGATCGACGAGCTACCGACGTTTGATGGGGTTCCAGTAGACCGATGCGACTGGATCGAGTGCGTCCGGTCGCTTGACTGGGGCTACGACCCCGACGAGGGGGTCTGCTTGTGGTGGTTGTGCCTGCCCGAAGGGGCGCTACATCGCGTACAAAGGAGCTGACCTTCCGCCAACTCGTGGTGAAGAAGGCGGCAGAGCGCATACGTGAGGAGACAGGGCGACGAAAGGTCCGTTATACGGTCGCGGGTCATGACTGCTGGATGAAATCCAGAGACACCGGCGAGAGCATACAGGAAACTTTCGCGAAAAACAAGCTCCCGCTGCGCCTCGCGGACACAGATCGCATGAACGGGTGGCAGCGGCTCACGGAATGCTGCAAACCGAGACGAACGATGGACAGACGGTCGTCCCCAGCATCCAGGTGTACGCACCTGGGTGTCCGGGGCTCGTGAAGACGTTCCCGATGATGCGGAACGACCCGAAGAATCCCGGCGATCTGATGCAGAACAAGGATCACTGGCTCGACGCGGCCCGGTATTTCGCCATGAGCCGCCCGCAGAGCCACCGCGAGAAGAAAGACGACGTCTGGGCGCGGCTCCCGAAGGACATTCGGAAGGCGCTGATGGGCCAGCGGACGACGATTGGTAGCGACAACGTGAGAAGGAGCGCCTAATGGACACGACCGAGACGCCGCAGAAGACGACGCCCGCGGCACCGAAGGGCAAATGGCGCACGAAGATCACCGCGTGCCGCAAGAAGCGCGAAAAGCTCAACAAGACGTGGCAGGTGAACGTCGACTACCGCAAGAACAAGGTCTACTCGACGACCGACGACACGCAGGACCGCATCGCGGTGCCGGTCGACTGGGCGCGCACCAAGAACAAGATCGCGCAGCTGTTCTTCCAGGTCCCGGCGATCAAGGCGAAGGCGCGTCGGCCCGAGTTCGTCGGCGCGGCCGCGCTCTACGCCTGCGGCGGTGACCTTCGAGCTGGAGCACGAAATTCGCGCGCATCACCTGATGGACGAGTGCCTGTCCGACGCGGTGAACGCCGCGGGCATGGGCATCGCGCTGATCGGGTATGACGCCACCTTCGAGGACGTGCAGGTCCCGGCGATTGACCTCGCGTCGCGCTCGCCGGAGCAGATCGCGGCGATGCAGGCACCGCCTGTCGACCCGAATGCGCCGCCACCCGAGGTGGACCCGAATGCGCCGCCCGCGCCGCCGGTGGAAGCGGCCCCGGCAGGCATCCCGCAGATGGGGAGCAAGCAGCTGGTCTACCAGTGCTACTACGGGAAGCGGCATCAGCCCCTCGCAGTTCCTCTGGCCCGCGGACTTCACCGGCTCTGATTGGCAGACGGCCGAGTGGCTCGGCTACGAGGACCGGATCCCGTTGGCGGAGGCGATCCGCCGCAAGTGGGTGGACGAAGACTACGAAAACGAGTGCTCGGACAAGCTGGAGAGTATGAGCAGCGACACCGACCAGGATCCGGACGCGGAGCCGGTCGGGAAGTACGTCAAGTTCGCGCAAATCTTCTACAAGAAGTCGGTGATCGACCCGAAAGAGAAGGACCCCCGCAAGCTCGGCATGGTCGTCATGATCGAGGGCAAGGACAAGCCCGCGGTCGACGAAGACCTCCGCTGGCAGGCGTACGACCCGCAGTCCCGCACCTGGGGCGGGCTCACGTCGTTCCCGCTGAAGGTCCTGACACTCGTGTACGTCAGCGACGAGGACGTGCCGCCCTCGGACAGCGAGATCGGCCGTCCGCAGGTCAAGGAGCTGAACAAGTCGCGCACGCAGATGCTCCAACAGCGCGACCGCAGCGCTCCGATGCGCTGGTTCGACGTCAACATGGTCGACGAGGCGATCGCCGACCAGATGGAGCATGGCACGTACCAGGGGATGATCCCCATGAACGGGCCGGGCAACAACGCGATCGGCGAGGTCGCGCGCGCGAACTACCCACGGGAGACGTTCCAGTTCAGCAGATCATCGAGAAGGACCTCGACAGCGGCTGGTCGATGGGACCGGACCAGCTCGGCTACGCAATGGGCGGCGACACGTCCGCGGCGGAAGCCAACCACATCGCGAACGCGGCCTCCGTGCGGCTCGACTACGAGCGCGCGAAGGTGCTGCGGTTCTTCCTGGACATCGCGGAGGGCGTCGGCGCGCTCATGCAGCTGTTCCAGGACGACGAGAAGTGGGTCGAACTCGAAGGACCGGACGGGCTGAAGCAGCTCCAGGCGTGGGACAAGAGCCGGGTGCGCGGCGACTACGCGTTCGAGGCGAAACCGGACGCCGCGGTCAAGATCGACGTCGGCCAGAAGCGCGTCGAGTCGCTCAACGTCTACAAACTGCCTCCGCCGCGACCCGCTGGCGAACGGCCAGGAGATCCTGAAGGAAGTCCTGGAGTGGCATGGCTTCGACCTGTCGAAGGCCATGGTGCCTCCGGCGCCCGCGCCGCCGAAGCCCGCAACGCTCCGGTACACGTTCAAGGGTGAGGACCTCACCAACCCGATGGTCGTGGCCCTCGTGCAGGCCAACAGCGACAAACCGCTCACTCCGGCGGACGTCGACGCGGCCAAGAAGCTCATGGCGGACTCGGGCATCCCGCACATGCCGCCGCAGATCATGCCGGTGCCTCAGCCGAACGTGCACGGGCAGCTCCCGACGGTCGACCAGATCGCCGCGGGCAAGGCCAAGCACCCCGGACCGCCGGAGCAGGTGGATCCGCTCGGACAACGCTACGGAAACGGACCCTCGGAGGCAGCCGAATGAACCTATCCTCGGAACACCTCGCAGAACTGACGTCGGCGCTCGACGCGCAGACGGGACCGGCGCACACGAAGGCGGTGGTGGGCACGGTGGACGAGAACGGGGCACAGGTGCTCGTCTCGTTCCACCGGGAGAGCGAAAAGGGACTGAACTGGGAGGTCCAGGCAGCAGCAGAGCACAAGTGGACGGGGGAGGACGCCGCCAACGCGAAGGTGATCCTCAAGTGGTAGGGGATCCCATTCTCCAGAGGGTCGGACGCCTCTCCATGGTCGCCGTCGAGGCGATGGCGCAGATGGACGAGGACGTCAACCTCCAAGAAATGCTCTCCGCAGCGTTCGTGACGGTCGACGCGCTCATGAAAATGGCTCTCGACACGAGCCCGTCCGCGGTGGAACACAAACACAACGTCCAGGTGCTTGAAAAGCGCATCATGGAGCTTTTTGCCAGTATTTCGTTGGGTTCGGACGTCAGCAAGCACTAAACGTGCCAAAAATGGCGCGATCGGTGGCCTTTCGGTCCGCGCCACGTCATACTGGAGGAGTAGATGGTCAACAAGGTCTATCGGGAATGGGAAGTCGAGTGCGACTGCGGCTTTTCCGGTCGGATCTGGGCCTGGGCAGATAAGCTGCCTCTCCCGTGCTCGTCCTGTGGTGGCGACACGACTGCTCGTTGACAACAGAATAGACCGATCTGCAGGAATCGTGCCGGACGGCATCCCCGGAGGGAAGTTGATCCCGCACGCGATCTGTAACCCGGATGGCTCACCGAAGCGCTACTACTCGAACACCGAGATCAAGCGCGCGCTGAACAAGGCCGGGTACTCGATTCTCGGAGACACACCGAAGCCGTACAAAGTCTGAAACCCTGGAGAGCACCCTCCGACACCAAAGCATGAGGACAAATGGCTGACTTAGGACTGGAAGGCATCATCACGGGCGCGATGGAAAGTGCAGGCGACCCGATCGTAGACACGACAGGCGACGAGGGCTCGGCCCCCGAAGCAGAAGTAGAAGCAGCGCCGGAAGCGGACGCCGCGCCCGCCTGCCGACGCAGACCCCTGCCGCGCCGCCCGCCGAGAAGGCGCCCGTCGCGGAGGACGAAGTCCCCGACCTGACCGAGGTCGAACTCGCAGGAAAGACACTCCCGCTGCACCGCCACAAGGCCGTGCTGACGAAGGCTCGCAAGGCCGCGGAAGCGTTTGAAGCGAAGCTGAAGGAACTGGAATGGGCCACGAGCGTGCCCGACGCGAAGGACCGGCTGGCGGCGATTCAGATCGCCGACACCAACCCGAAGCTGTTCGCGCAGGTGCTGCTCAACGACGAAAAGTTCGCGCCGATCTTCAAGGAGTTGATGGGCGCAGCAAGCCCTGCACCGGCTGCTGCAGTACCGCCCGCGGCCAACGCCGCCGTCGCCGAAAAGCCGCAGCCAGATGTGCTGCTGCCGGACGGGACACTCGGATACTCGCAGGCGGTGCAGGACCAACTGTTGGCGTGGCACACGCAGCAGCTGGAGACGAAGTTCGGGGACATGCTCCAGGAGAAGCTGGGCAAGGTCGACCCGATCCTCAAGGAACGTGAAGCGCAGACTGCCTACTCGAAGGAAGTCGAGAAGCAGAAGGTGATCGTGGCCCAGGCTCGCAAGAGCTTGGCCACAGTTCGAGAAGCACGAGCAGGAGATCAGGGCGCTGCTGAACAAACCCGGGCAACGAGACAGATGTCCCTCGACGAGGCTTACCGCACGGTGGTGATCCCGAAGATGCAGGCGGATCGCGACGCGATGCGGAAAGAGATTCTGGCGGAGCAAGGCAAGAAGGCCGCGGCGCCGATTGTGCCACCGGCCGGGAAGCCAGCGCCAGTCGCAGGCAAGCGGACGACGGAAGACATCATCCGCGAGAAGATGAACGAACTCAGCGCGTAAGGCCAGGGGCGGCGACACAGCCCTCGCGTTGACGACGACTCGACATGAACGGTCCTGACCCGATAGCGCAGGAAACGTGAATCAACCCGCGAGAGAAGGTTGAACCACAACCGAAGTTTCCGAAAGGTAGGGACCCAACATGGCTCCTTCAATCAGTCAGATCCTGTCCGTCTCGTATCCCGAAGTCGAAAGCAAGATGGCCGAAAACCAGTGGGCCGAGTCCGCGCTGATGCGCGAGTTCGAGCGCCAGGGGGTCATCGACAAGGTCAACGGCGCCCCGACGTACGACGTTCCTCTGGACTTCCAGGCGAACGCGGGCGGCGAGTTCAACGCCACCGACCTCACCGGCGTCGACACCGCGAAGACCGAAGTCCTCTCGACCGCGCAGTACACCTCGGCGCAGCTCCAGGTGCCGCTGGTGTGGTCGAAAAAGGACGAGGCTGAGAACTCCTCGGCCAACCAGAAGGTCGCCCTCGTGAAGGCGCTCGTCGAGAACGCCCTCGCGACCCACGACGACCTGATCGAGCAGGCGCTGTTCGCGTCGAGCACCAACGGCTTCGTCGGGCTTCCCGGTCTTCTCAACGAGACGGACGGCACCGGCACGGTCGGCGGGATCAACGCATCGACCGACGTGTTCTGGAAGAACGGCTTCGACAGCGGTTCAGGCTGGAACAACGCCACGGACATCGTCGCGGCCATGACGGCGATGTACAACACCGTGATCAAGGGCAGCGGCTCGCCGATGCAGCCGAAGTTCCTGGTCGCGGACGCCGAAACCCAGGCGATCTACGAATCGACGCAACAGGACAACATCCGGTACGTCGACTCGCGCGAAGCCGATGCGGGCTTCAAGATCCTCGCGTTCAAGAACGCGCGGTTCGTGTTCAGCCAGTACGGCACGGACGTGATCTACTTCCTCAACCCGAAGAACCTGAAGCTCAAGGTCGTCAAACAGGCGTACCGCCTGCTCGGCGACACGATCGAGTTCCCGGATTCGGCGGGCTACATCCGGAAGGTGTTCTCGCTCCTGCAGCTGACGACCAACAACCGCTCGCGTCTGGGCGCCCTCAAGAAGTAACACCCATGGTGCCGGGGGGTCAGCTATTCCGCTGACCTCCCAGCCTCATTGAGCACAGAACAGGAGACAAACATCATGGCACATTTCTCAGGGTCGGCCAGCAAGCTGCACCCGACCAGCAACCACACGACCGCGCAGATCACGGTCGGAACGATCGTCCGGGACAACCTCGGCAACCAGTACATGTACGTCGGCGCGTCCGGCGTTGGTGCTGCTGCTCCCCGTCAAGCACGTTGGCGGCGACTTCTCGGCCTGCGTGGTCGGGACGGCCGCGGGCAACGTCCTCGGCGTGGCTGTCGCGGAGTTCCCGACGACCGGCTTCACCTACGGCTTCATCGGCATCAAGGGCACGCATCCCACGCTGGTTCCCTCGGGAACGTCAGCGGGCGCGATGGTCGTGGGCGGCAACGGAACGACGGCGGTAGCAGCGGCTCCGTCCGGCACGTCCGCGGCCAACTTCCCGGTGAAGGTCGGCATCACGCGCGCGGCGGCTGCCAACGCGGGCACCGCGATCGACGTGTACTGGTTCTAATCGCATCCCGCGGTTAGAGCATCGCAACCTCGGAGGGCTGGGAGTCCAAAATACCCCGGCCCTCCACTCCTTCCTGGAGACGGTCAGATGGCGAAAGAAGAAGTCGGCACGGAGACACTGAAAGACCTCGTCGGCAGCGTTCGAGACTTGGCGGCGGCGGCGCAGAGAACGAAGGGTTCCACCTTATCGGCGTACCTCGAAAAGAACAAGCGCAAGGTGAAGCTCAAGCAACCGTTTCACCAGAACGGCGTGCTGATCCGAATCGACCAGCTGACCGACGAACAGGTCGAACTGGTCAATCAGCTGAAGCCGGGCCGGTACAACAGCAGGAAGTGGGAAATCGTCAAGCGCAGGGATCGGTCGATCGACTTCCGATACCCGAACAAGACGATCGAGCATCGGATGCAGACCGCGTCGCAGGCAGGTGACCTGACCGGAATGCTCAAGATGATCCTCACGGAAGCAGAGACGATCAAGGCACGACGCAAGGCTGGGGAAGACGTCGACGACGACTACTGAGAGAGATAGGGGGCGGTTCAGATGACATTCTTGGAGCTACAGGATCGCATCATGGACCGCCTCAACTTGTCTTCGGACGAGGCGCGCGAGCGGATCAAGGACTTCATCAACGAGCGTTACCGCAACCTCCAGACCAGCTGTGGCCTGTCGCGCGTCCGCAAGGGCACGATCGTCATGAGCACGGTCAACGCCCAGGCCGACTACACCCCGATCGTCGACGACGACGACGACACGCTGATCATCATCAAGCCCCTCGGTCTGAAAATCGGCACCGGCGTGAACTTCCCGCCCCTCACGGAAATCACCATCGACGCCCTGCGCCGATCGCCTTCGGCCGACCCCGCCCGGCCGCACTCCTACATCGTGACGAACTACACCGCGGACGGCTGCACGATCAAGCTCTGGCCGACGCCGGGACGACATCTACGAAATCACCATCGACGGACTGCTCCTCGGAACGGAACTGTCCGACGACGGTGACGTCCCGGCGTTCCCCGAGGACTTCCACGACGCGCTGATCTTTGGTGCGCTCGCCGACGAGTACGACCACTTCGACAAGCCAGGGCTCGCCACGAAGCAGGACAAGAAGTTCGACCGTCGCGTCAGCGAGCTGCGCTACTTCATCGCCAAGAGCAGCATGCTGGAGCGCGTCCAGGGCCGACGCATGGAAAGCGTGTGGTGGTGGAGGCCGGTGATCTAACGTGGCTGCAATCATCATCAACGATTGCACCGGCGGTGAGTCGGACATCCAGGCCAGCACGATCGCCCCGAACCAAGTAGCGATAGCCAGGACGTCGACTTCTACCGGACCAATCTGTTCAACCGCCGCAACGGCTCCGTCGTGGTGATCTCCGGCCTCGACGCCGAAGTCAACTCGATGGTTGTCTACAAGCCAGAAGACGCCGTCGGGGAACTGTGGACGCTCGACGAGGCAGGCTCGTGGATCAGCTACGACACCAGCTACGTCGGCACGGAGCACACCGCGGACCCGGTGGAATTCTTCTCCCCGGAGATCGCCACCGGCGCGACGCTGCATGGTAAGCTGTTCCTCGCGGCGCAAGTCGTTGGTGTGAATCGCCTCCACGTGTGGGACGGCTCCACGCTCCGGCGCACCGGGCTCGCGCCGCCTCCCGACCAGACGTCCGGCACACCCTCGGGCACCGGCGACATGACCGGCCTGCGCTACTACCGCGCGCGCTACATCGTCATGGACGGCGACGAGATCCTCCGCCGGTCGGAGCCGAACGCGCAGCGTAGCTACGAGGAGCCCGGCACCGAGGCGGCGATCATCACGAAGCCCTCGCCCACCGACCCGTTCGAGGGTGAGACGCACTGGGAGCTGGAGGAGTCGGACGCGGAGTTCGGCGACTACTACCGCATCGCGACGATCCCGGTGGGGACGACCACCTACACCGACCAGATCCTGCGGCCCCAGGACATCCCGAACGCGGACGGCGCCGTGCTGGCCGCGGACATCGGCGAATACTGGTTGCAGGGCAGTTATCGTTGGGTGATCGCGGACCGCGATAGGCTGATCGGCGCGGGCAACTTCGAGGACGACACCCAGGACGCTGCGGTCGAGTGGTCGGTGGTCGGCGACGACGTCAGCGGCGTCGGCAACGACGAGCGCCGCCCGACGACGACGGTGAACCGCCTGGACCTGGACGGCAAGGAGAGCGGCCCGATCACGGGCATGTTCAACTACGACGGCCGGATCATCGTGTTCAAGCAGCACCGCACCTACGAGCTGACGCACACTGGCATCCGGAAGAACGCCTACCTGCCGCGCGTGCTGTCGAACACCTACGGAGCGCTCCCGTTCAGCGTGATCGAGGGCGTCGACAGCCAGGGGCGTCCGGCGCTCTACTTCATGGACCCACACCTCGGCCCGATGGCGCTGACGGTGGCCGGGTTCAAGATCCTCGCGCCACACCTTCGCGACAAGTTCTTCAGCGAAGTGAACCAGGATGCAACGCACATTGCGAACGGGACCTATCACTCCAGGCGAAATCAAGTATGGTGGCACCTCGCCGGTGTGCGGCGTTCCGCCCGTGGTTGCTGCCCACCCTCGGACACCTTGCCGACATGGCCGTCATTTCGGTGGGTGTACGATGTGCAGACAGGGGGCACCTCCTTCCACGTGCTGCCGCGGCTCTGCCGTGCGGCGGCGTTCTGGCCGGACAAGCCGATCATCACCGCCGAGGGCGGCGGGCTCGTTCGTTGCGACGTCGATGGAGCGCCGGACGACTACGGCTACCCGTTCCGCGCCTACGTCCGCACCAGGGCGTTCGAGACGGGCAACCTGCTCGATCGTCTCGTCGTGCGCTCGTCGGTGATCGAGGGGCGGTCGATTCAGCTGTCGCCGACGCGCCGCCTCGGGTGCTACACGCCCAGCGGCGTGACGCTTGCGATTACGATCATTCGGGATTACGGGATCGAGCGCAAGAGCGCCGCCTTCAACCTGGATCAGGAAGCGCGCGAGGAATACGTAATCAAGCGGGTCGATAACTCCCGCATGGCGGAAGCGACAGCTGTGCAGGTCGAGATCGGCGACGCAGCCGCGGTGAGTCAGTCTCCGTGGGCGCTCTACCGTGTCGCGCTCCGCACGGATTCAAACGGGCCGAACGTGTCATGAAGGTAAGTATCAATTGGCGGCACGAACTGCACGAGACGAACCCGGCGCTCGTCAAGGAATTCGACGCGACGCATAGCGCGATCGCGGCGTGGACGAACGAGGAGCACGACGAGGATGGCAAGCACGGCGACGTGACGGCGCTGTCGGTTGACGTCGCGGGTTCGCACGACATCGGCGGACACGCCAACATGCACGCTGGGGTGGCTATGGCCGGAGCCATCAAGGTCGAGCTGACCGAAGATGTGGTCGAGTTCAGCCCGCCGGGGATCGACGCGGCGTACTTCGTGAAGGTCGTCCCCTCGGGCACACGCAACGTGTCGGGCATCCAGGACGGTCCGCGGCTGACACCGCGCGCGGGTCGGAAGCTGTGGCTCAAGAACGCGGCGCCTAGTGGCGTCGGAGACATCGTGCTAAAGCACGAGGACACAACGGCACGAGAGCCTTATCGGTTCGACCTGCCGGACGGTGTTGACATGACGATCTCGTCGTCGCGCAGCGTGCACCTCTACTACGACGACGAGGCGCGGCGCTGGACGACCCCTTGAGGTGAAGCATGATCAGGTTTGTTGATTCATTCGCACACATGACGTCCGCGGACGTGCTGAAGAAGTGGACGAACATCTACCCAGGTGATGGCGCGCAGTCGATTCTCGCCACCTCGGGCCGCTGCTCGGATCCGTGTCTGCAGCTTACGTCGACGGCGATCCTCTACAAGGGCATCCAGAAGCACGCCTCCGCAGGCGTGAAGCGTGGCTTCGTCGGGTTCGCGTACAAGAACGTCAGCATGCTGGGCGGCACGTCGTTCTTCAGCGTTGGCAACGGCTCCAGCCCGGAGTTTTCGCTGACCCTGACTGACGACGGTGCGATCCACGTCAAGGACGAGGACTCGGTCGACCAGACCGTGTCGGCCCCGGCCGTCATGAACAGCAACGGCTGGTACTACGTCGAGGTGGGATGGACGCAGGACGCCGCGGCGAGCCGCATCACGGTCAAGGTCAACGGGATCACCGTGATCAACAACGTGCTGGTCGACTTCACAGTCACGCTGCACCCCACGCTGGACAACGAGTGGACGTACTTCGCGCTGGAGTGCTCGGCGAACGCGACAAACTACTTCGGGCACGTCTACTGCTGCGACGACTACGACGACACGCTGCTCCCGGCGACCAACACGTTCCTCGGGGACGTGCGAGTCCAATACCTGCGGCCGACGACGAACGGCGCGCACACGGATTGGACGGTGAGCGGCGGCGGGTCGCACGCCAACGCGGTGGACAAGGACGCGGCCTCGGACGGCACGACGCCGAAGATCACCAGTTCGACCGTATCGAACGTCGACACGAATATCTACGAGGACCCGGTCTACACCAGCGGGACGTGCTACGGCGTGCAGTTCAACATCCTCTGCGAGAAGGACGCGGCCGGACCGCGGACGATCGCGCCGGTGGTGCTCCAGGGAGGCGTGCCCGCCTCGGGTGTCGCCCAGGCGCCGTCACTCGGCACGAAGGAATACAAGATCCAAATGTTCGATCGGAACCCGATCACCGGCGTCGCCTGGAGCTACTCCGAGGTGGCGGGTGACCAGTACGGTGTGGAGGTCGCAGGCTAATGTCACTCAATCCTAAACTTGCAAACGCCCAGGCGAACCGCGCCGCGGACGCGGTCTGCGCGCGGCTCAACAGCGGCTACCTCCGCATCTACGATGGCGCGCAGCCCGCAACTGCAGACACCGCCCTCGGGTCACAAGTGCTCCTCGCGGAGCTGCGCTTCAACGCGACGGCCTTCGGCGCTGCGGTCGCGGGCGTCGCCGCGGCGAACGCCATCACCGCTGACACCGACGCGAACGCCAACGGCACCGCGACGTGGTTCCGCGCGCTCGAATCGGACGGCTCGACCGTCGTGTTCGACGGCTCGGTCGGCACTGGCACCAACGACCTCGTGCTCGACTCCACGACGGTGACCCTGCACGGCACCGTCACCGTGTCCGCGTTCAATTACACACAGCAAAAATCATGAGCGTATCACTCGCGAAAACAGTCAACCAGACGCTCCTCGCGCTCCAAGCGCTCTCCAGCAACACGGTGGTTATTGGCAGCGCGGTGGACGTCTCCACGAAGTTCTCCGCTTTCATTGGCATCCACTTCGGTCGCGCGACCGCGTCCGCGCTGACCACCGGCGCCAAGGTCCGCATCGAAGGTTCGATGAAGTCGAGTGGCGACGGGCACTGGTACGTTCTGGCCGAGTTCCAGTCGGCGATCGCCGCGGCGGAGTCCGAGGCGGTCAGCGGCACGGTCAACGCTGGCACCAACGTGGTGACGGTGGCGTCGACGACCAACCTGACACAGGGGGACCTCGTCTACATCAAGAACACCACGATCGGCAACTCCGAGTGGGGCCGGGTCAAGTCGATCAGTGCGAACGTGTCGATCACCCTGGAGGACAACCTCGTGAACGCGCAGACCGGCAGCACGATCTACGACAACGCCGAACTGTGGACAGCCTACCTTGACTTGGCAGCGGTCACCCGTATACGCGCCGTCGCGGACTTCTCCGGGACGGGGCAGGCGTGCGACGTCGAAGCGCTGATGGTGACTGCGGATAGCATAGGGTAATCACGTGGCTTTCGCCAACAAACCTCGCGCGGGCACCCGACCGCGGAGTACCCACCCTCACGCCGCAGGTCTGCGTCATGCCTTCGTGATGAACGAAGGCAACGGCCGAATCACGACCGACATCGTCGGCGGGGTTCAACTCGGGTGGAATCCGTCCGCCGCGGCCTACCAGCAGCGGTGGGGCTCCAACGCCTGGGGTCCCACGATCGAGATGACGACCACTACGACGGGGTTGATCCTGCTCCCAGGACGCCTCCCGTTCGGACGGTGGTCCGACGTCGCCTCCGAGGTCAACAAGCCATTCACTGTCGTGGTCGGCGTCACGCAGACGTCCGGGAACCAGTCCGGCTACCGGAACATCTGGGCGCAGCAGGGCTCGCTGGGGCTCTACCTCAATGGTGGCAAGATCGAATGGTATAACACCACCACGTCACGGCAGACCCTGACGCCCGACGTTCCGCACATCATCAGCGTCACCTGTGCGGGTCCCAACACTGGCGCGAACTTTGGCACCGGCGAGTTTGAATACCACATCGACGGACGGCTGGACTGCATCAACAACGCGACGACATGGGGCACCCGCTGGATCGCCAACCAGCTGACTTGCGGGAACGACACGTTCTCGGAGCAGCTGATCGGGAGCGTGTCGTTCATCTACGTCTACGACCGCTACATCGGCGACGGCACGCAGACCGCCGCGGCGTACGACCTGCAACCGACCGGCGCGCGCGGGGAAATGGCGTCGCTGCATGCGGACCCGTTCGACATGTTCCGCCCGGCGATGAAGTACTGGATCATGGGTGCGACGGTCGCGCTGACCGTGCATGGCTCGGGCTCGGAGACGTTCCAGCACCCGCTGCTGAGCGCGACGGGCCTCTCGGTGACGAATCTGCACGGCACCGCGGCTGAGATATTTTCACACCCATTGCTGAGTGGCGCTGGGACGTCTGTATCGAATCTGGTCGGCTCGGCGGCGCTGAGCATCGGCCATCCGACTCTGGCGGGCACCGGACTGTATTGGGACCTGACAACGATCAGCGTCTACCAGTCCGCGGTTGAGGTCACAGAGCAGACCGACCCGAACGCGATCGTCACGCAGGTCGCAGCTGAGGTGGCGGAGCAGAAGACACCAGCGGCGGTCGTCACGCAGGTCGCGGCCGAGGTGGCGGAGCAGAAGGCACTGAACAAGGCCGTCGTCACGCAGGTGGCAGTCGAGGCGGTGTTCGCGTTCACGCAGTGCGCGGCGGAGATCCCGCCGGGCGTCTACGACTTCGATCAGTGCGAGGACTGGCCCTCGCAGGAGATCGTTCCGGGCACAGACCCGTTGGTACCGTAATGGCACACTATCGAGGCATTTTCGGATTCGAGGGCGGCGACGCGTCCGGGGTGACGCTCACCGGCGGCAGCGTCACAGCGCTGGCGGCGCGCACGGGCGGCAGTGCGTACGGGTTCCGGAACACGGTCAACGGCGGCGTCGGACAGCTGCCGATCCTCGTGCCGTCCACGGGGCTGTCCTACGGCGACAACTACGACGTCAAGCTGCGCGTGCACTTCCGCGTGAACGCCTACCCTGGCACCACCAACACCCAGGTGTTCCGCATGGGCTCCAACGTCGGGAGCACGCCTGCGCTGCAGATGGACACTTCGGGACACATACGGTTCCTCGCGCGCGGGAGTCTCACAACCGGCTACAGCACGGACCCGCTGACGATCGGGGAATACTACCAAGCGGACGTCCGTTGCTACGGCTACGTCGGCGACGGCACGAACGCTGGGCGCCGGAAGGAGACCATCAAGGTCTACGACTCCAACGGCGTGTTGGTGTTCTCCGCGGGGAACCCGGTCCAGTCGGACGGCACACACGCGACGATCACGCCCGCCCTCGGCGATTATGGTGGCCCGGCTGGAGACGGCAGCACCTGCTCGGTGGCGAAGGTGACTCAAGGCAAAGTCATTGTGGGTCCCGGATTCGCCGGGATCTCCGCAGGCTGGGTCAAAGCCTACGAGCACACGGGGGCGACCCTCGTGATCCACGGTGTCAACTTCACCGGCTTCCCGCCCGCCTCGGCCAGCTACTTTCAGACGGACTGGACGGCGGACGGTGTGAGCGAGAACACCACAGTTGTGAAAGACGCATGCGACTTCCCCGCGAACTTCGCCGGGCACATGCACGAGACCGGCGAACTCTACCCGTTCTACTCCGGGATCGATGAACACGGGGACTACACCTGGGAGGACATCGGCACGTTTCGCCTCCAGACCGCGCAGCAGCTGGACATGGCGACGGTGCTCCTCGGCAGCGACGCGAATGTCACACGGAACTTCGACTACGACGACCTGTGGTTCGACGTGAAGATCGGCGACGACGTGGATGGCAGCCCGTCGTTCCCGTCCGGCACGCACATCACGCGCAACGACGTGACGGGCCAGGGACCCTCCGACCAGTTCAGCCCAGCGAGTGCATACAACCGGATCTCCGAGGTGCCCCTCGGGTCAAATACGATCGCGGGCACGTACGGACAGGCCACCGACTACACGCACCAGCAGATCGACGGGTCGGTCCCGAAGATCGAGCACGTGCGCGTCTACATGAACGCGCTGGACAGCGGCGGCGCGGGCGACCACTACGTGCTGTTCGCCGGGGTGCAGTATGACGTGGTAGCGGGCGCGTCGATCGCGGCGGGCTCCGGCACGATCGTGGCGGACCGCATCGGCGACATGGCGCGGCAGAATTTCAACGAGGCGACGGTTGGCGCCCAGAACAACGAGTCCGGGCACACGCTGACGATCGGCAACATCTACATGGAGGTGCTGAACGCCCCGTCGGTCGTGATTGCACCGTTCTATTTCGATACATGCACGGAGTGGCCGTCTCAGGAAGTGGACCCCGGAACCGACCCCCTGAGCCCGGTCGACTCACTGTTCGAGGAATGCTAAAAATGGCGCGGGAAGTTGTAAGCAATGCCTGTGCCACGGTAAACTATTAAGATAGACGGAGGTTTCCCACCCATGGCCTATGGCGATTACAATCCCGAAGTCGAGGACTACCGCGCCACTGGTGCGGGGATCCCGATCAACCCAGCGGCCGCGGCGATCCCCGGCACCAGCGCCCCGAAGCTCTCGGAGCAGGCGGTCTACGACCAGTACCGGGCGTCCAACCCCAACCCAGGCAGTGACTTCAGTGGCCTCATCGACGCGTACAAGGCCGCGGGCTACGACGCCGGGAACTACATGTACGGCGACACCAAGAGCGGCAACGAGATCATGGTGAACGGCCAGAAGCGCAAAATGACCGTCGGCGACCTCGGCCAGAACGGCACCAGCTGGTACAACTGGGGCGAGAACGACGGCGGGGGCAATCCGGCGGGCGCAGCGCTCGGTGGCATCGGCAGCGCCATGGCGATCCCGCAGGGCGGGAACTACGCCCAGAACACCGACAAGCTCAACTCGGTGTGGGACCAGCTGCTGGCCCAGTCGAAGATGGGTGAGAAAATCGACACCAACGACCCGGTCTTCCGGCAGCAGGCCGACCGCTACGCCGCGCAGGTGGAGCGCTCCCGGCGTAATGCGGTCGCCGACAACGCCGAGAAGATGTCCTCGCAGATGCTCGGTGGCAGTGGCGCCGAAGCGGTGGCGAACCGTGGCATCAACGAGCAGGCCGGGCAGGCGGCGGGACAGTTCGAGGCGCAGCTGGCCGCGAAGGAGCTGCAGAGCCGCCGGGACCGCATCCAGCAGGCGCTGGCGCTCATGGCCAACATGGGCAACCAGGAGCAACAGCGTGCACTGACCCAGGAACTGGGCCACATTGACGCGCAGCTGCGCGCCGCGGGCCTCGCGAGCAACGAGCGCATCGCCAACAACAACCTCGGATTCAACTACAGCAACCTGGAGGCGAACCAGAACAACCTCGCCCTCCGCGCCGCGCTGGGGGAGAATTTCTAATGGGCTTCTGGTCAACTCTTGGCAAAATCGGGCTGATCGCGGGCGGCGGGATCGCGACCGCCCTGACGGCGGGCGCCGCATCTCCCTTGTTGGCGACAGCGATCGGTGCTGGAATTGGCGCTGGTACCGGCGCAGGCACCGCGGCGATCGACCACAAGAACATCTGGAAGGGCATGGCGACCGGCGCGGCGCTCGGCGGCGTCGGCGGTGGACTCGGCGCGGTGGCCAAAGGTGCTGGCGCGGCCAAGGACGGGCTGGAGTCTGTCTCCGGCCTCGTGGGTGAAGGCGGAAATGTCGTCTCCTCGGCGACCCCCGGTTTCATCGACTCGCTGAAGCAGGCTGGACTGCAGATGGTGACCGACCCGAAGACGGGGAAGGTCGACGTGACTCGAATCCTCAACGCGGCCGGTGACACGTCCGGCGCTGTCGCGCAGGGCATGGCGGCGGGGCGCGACAAGGAAGTGCAGAACTACAACACGGTCAACAACGCGGACATCGCCCAGCGCACGTTCGGCCTGACGTCACGCGGCCGTAACTACAGCGACGCGATGCGCTCGGCGCTCGCCATGAACATGAAGGACGCGAGCTTCGCTCGTCCCGAAGGCGTGCCGGACATCAAGATGCAGGGCGGGGCGAAGCCGTCTTCGCTCGGCCTCGAAGGCATGCTCGCCGCGCGCGCGATGAACAAGCAGGCGCAGGCTGGCTTGGACAACCCGGCGACGTTCAACCCGCTGCCGGACACCAAGGCCGGAGCCCTGGAGAACACCCTCGGGACCGTCGGCGCCGTCTCGAAGGGCATCGGCACGATCACCGCGGACCAGAACCAGAGCGTGATCAACGACCTCGTGAAGCAACTGCTCGCGAAGCAGCAGGCGCAGGACGGCACCACCGAGGAGAAGGGGTAACCCCATGCCCATCGACTGGAGGGAGACGCTCGGAGCCCTCGACCAGGACACCGCAGCGATCCTCGCACGACGCAAGCTCGAACAGCAGGGCTGCTCGACGTGATCAAGACGGCCGACACCCTCAAGAACAACGAGGTCAACCGGCGGACCAACGAGGAGTCGCGCAAGGCGAATGCTGTCTACCGGCGGGCCGCAACGGAGAACCTCAACCAGGGCATGGCCGATCGGCTCATGGAGAACCTGGGACCGGGTGCCGACATCACCAACAACCCACAAGCGCAGCAGATCCTCGCTGCGGGCGGACGCGACGTCACCAACGTGCCTGCGGTCGCTCCGCAGTCCGTGTCCGTCACATCGCCGCGTGACCTCGGAAGCAGTAGCGCCGGGTCTGGCGACGGACGCCGAGGTGCGCCCGTGGCGCCGCCCGAGGGTCAGCCGACGTTGCTCGACGGCATCCAGCAGGCCGTGCAGCAGTCCGGGGAGAAGCCGAAGGTCCTGACGCAGGGCACGTACAAGCAGCGTCAGGAGCAGCAGAAGGTCAAGGACATCTACGACTTCTCCCAGATGGAAGACGGTGAGGAGAAAAAACAAGCTGCGCCAGAAGCTGCAGCTGCAGTACGGGATCCTCTCGAAGCAGTTCGGCGACAAGGAGGACTTGATCACGGTCGGACCTGATGGCAAGGCGCAGGTCGTGGGCACCGTCACGCCCGGCTCGCGGATCGTCAAGCTCCCGGCGGGGCAGAGCGCGTCTGACGCGAGCAAAATCTCCGACCAGATGATCACCCAAATGGCCATGACGGTCGGCAAGAACGGGCTGAAGTTCACGCAGCTGAGTCTCCCTCGTTCAGCATACGGCGACGCGGTGCGCGAGCGGGTCTTCGAGAAGATGGGCGACCTGATCGCCACGGGGCAGCTCGACCCGGACTTCACCACGAACGGCGTGGAGCTGGCCTCGACCGCGAAGACCTACAGCCAGCTGCAGAGCAAGTACGCGATGATCGACAAGGCCGCAATGGACGCGAGGGACAACCTCTCGCTGGCCCTGCAGTCCAGCTCACAGGTCGACCGTCAGGGGATCAAGACGGACAGCCAGTGGCTGAACGAGAAAATCATCCCGTTCCTCCAGGCATCGCTCCGAACCCCGGTCTGTCGGACTTCCAGACGAAGCTCTACACGGGCCTGCGGGAGTACGTGAAGGTCGCGAACGGTTCGGCCGCGTCGATCGCGGAACCATCGAACCAAGCGATCAAAGACGCGACCAATATGCTGAACACGGCCAAGGCCAGCGAGGACATCACCGCAACGATCAAAGCGATCAACGATGACATTTCGGTCGTAGAGCACAACAACAAGCGCATGCTGGAAGGCACGCTGAACAAGATCCGGAACATCGGCAAGGGTCCCGGCACTCCGCCGCGCCTCCGGCGCCCGCGCCGCCACCTCCGGCGCCCGCGCCGGGAGGCGGAGCTGACTACACACCGCCGCCGGACGCCGGTGGACCGCTGCCGACTGGCAAGGCGGGCACCCGCGTGCGGATGAAGTCCGACCACTCGAAGACGACCACTCTGAAGACGTACGGCCGCATCCCGGCCGAATGGGAACCCTACTGATGGCTGACGCGGCCGCAGCACCCGAGGCCCCTCTCGCTGAGCTGAATCCGATCACGCCCAGTCGGGAAGACCTACATTCATACGTGAGCGAAGCGGCGAAGGCCAACGGCCTGAATCCGGACTTCGTGTCTCGTCTGATCCAGCAGGATCCGGGTGGAACCCGCAGATCGGCGCGTCGAAGCGCGGCGCCATGGGCCTTATGCAGGTGCTGCCCGCGACAGCCGCCGACTACGGCGTGACGAACCTCGACGATCCGCACGAGAACGTGCGGGCCGGATCTCGCACCTCGCGCGCCTGAGCAAGAAATTCAATGGCAACGAGGAGCTGATAGCGGCGGCGTACAACGCCGGTGAAGGTGCGGTCCAAGGCACACGGGAACACGGTTCCGCCATTCAAGGAGACGCAGGCGTATGTGAACGCCGTGGTTCCGATGGCGCAGCTGAACGACGTGCAGAAGGCCGAGACGCCGAAGCCCCCGTCACCAGCGGACGTGAAGAAGCAGCAGAACGTCGAAGCCTACGCGAAGGCCAACCCCTCGCTGTGGGACAAAATCACGCGGCTCAATCCGGCGCTCGCGGGCGCGGCGGGATTGCCGAGGGTGTGGGCACACCCTCGTGGAGCAGGCCAACCACATCCGTCCGATGCTGGAGAAGGTCCCCGGCGTGAAGACCGTATTCGACGCCATGGACGCCGCTGTGCCGCCGACGCAGGTGAACACGACGAACACGGCCATCCCGCAGAAGATTGGTTCATTTCATCACGAAGGGCGCCGAGTACGCCGCGCCGGGTGCCTTGGCTGCCAAGGGTGCCGGGGCGCTGACGGCGGGCGCGTCGCTGGTGCCGCGCATACTCGCGCAGGGTGTGGCCGGAGGCGCGGCTGCGGTGCCGGTGGCGCTGGCAGTGGGTGATAACCCGAAGGTTGCCGCTGTGGCGGGCGCCCTCGGAGGGGCTGCCTCTGAAGGTGCTGTGACGGTCGGTCCGGCGCTCCGCGAGAAGGCCGTCAAGATGATGTCCGGCGGAGTCAAGGCGTCGAAGCAGATGCTCCGGGGCTGGCCGGTCAACGCGCGCGGCGTCGGCAACGCCACGCGCCAGAGCGAACTTTCCGAGTTCATCCTCGACAACAACCTGACGCTACCCAAGGCGGAGGCGGAAGTCGCCCGGCTGGGCGGGCTGCTTGAACAGGCGAAAGCTGGACCGGGTCAACAGGTCGTGCCCGGCGCCGTGCAGGACATCGAAGACGCGCTGAAAGCAATCCAGGCGAAGTTCCCGAACGCGAAGCTGTCCAGCGACGTCGACGCGATGATCAAGGGACGGCTCTACAACGAGACGCCTGCGGTCCCGGCACAACCCGCCAGCAAGGTCCTCGGACCCAACGGCCAGCCCGTGACGCCTGCGGTCCCGGCGCAGCCTGCCGTGCACGTGCCGCGGACGGACGTGACGGCGACGGAGTTGCAAAGCCTCGCGCAAGACATGAAACCCTACACGCGTCCAGCGTGGGGTGTCGATCGGACGGCGACGCACGAGGCGGCGAAGGCTGTCGAGAGCGCGATCCGCGAAGGGGCGAACTCCGTGCCGGAGATGGCGGCGGCGAAGGAAGGCTACGGCGCGATGAAGACCGCCAAAGATGCCCTCGACGCTGCCAAGGTGCGGGCCGACCGCATGAACACGGTGAACGCGCTCCACGGGACGGACATCGTCACTGGCACGATCGCCGGGGGCATCGTCGGCGGCCCGGCGGGCGCGGCGGAAGCGGCTGGCGCGAAGCTGGGTATGAGCGGCATCAAGGAGTGGATGCGGCGGAACCCGATCGAAGCCGCGCACTACGCGAACTCCCTCTCGAAGGCACTGGCATCGAATGACACGAAGATGATCGCCACCATCATGAACCGGCTGACGCAGATGGGGGTCATTAGCGCCTTCGGCGGGAAGAAGACGGCTGGCGGCGGTGTCTCAGCTCAGAGCCTCATCGACCGGATGAAGGCTCAGAATGACGAGATGGTCAAATGATCGACTGGGGCGCAATCGGCATCGCGGCGGGCGTGGCGGTCTTCGGCGTGATCACGACTGGAGTGGGCTACGTGAGCAAAAAACTGAACTTCCTCGACAAACGGCTGGCGGCACACGAGGCGTCGGATGCGGCGACGTTCCACGCGTTCTCGGAGAGCCTGACAGAGACGAAGGCCGGAGTGACGGCCGGGAACTTGAAGCTCGATCGGCTGGTGGAACGCCTCCTCGACTCCCCGTCCCCGGCTCCGCGGCGTCGGAAGCGCTAATCGGCGTAGCGGATCTTGACCACCATCGTCTGCTTGCGGCGGTAGACGATCTTCGACTTCTCGATCGTGTCGGTGACGAGCCCCTTCCGGTAGGTGATCTTCACCTGCGTGTCCGGTCTCCTCGAACGTGTCCTCGGGTTCGAGGTTGTAGTCCTGAGCGCTCCCGCCCTCGAAGAAGAACGACAGCCGCTCGATCGTCTGGTGGGTCGGGCGGTTGAGCTTATCTATAGGGTCCATTTCCGCACCTCTCCGCTTACGTCAGCGATGGCATTTTCAAGCTCCTTGACAGCGTTGGAGACAGCCCGCTGGCGCGTCGCCGCCGTGCCGATGCAGAACCCGAACTGACTCTTGAGAGGGTCGTGGCCGTCTAAACTCACCCACACGTCCCAACTCTCACGTTCTTGCACAACCACGATGTTCATTAGCCTCTCCCCCCTGTCAGGTGCTGCCGAAGGTCCAGTTCCAGCTGGTAGATCGCGCTGCACAGAATCTTCCGTGCCACACCCGACACCGGAACCGGCAGCTTGTAAAGGGGCGTGTAGTCGACGAGGCGCGCGCGGAGGATCTCAATGGCCTCCTCGGTGGCTTCAACGTCCATCGACCACCTCCCGCAGCGCCACGTCCATCTTTCCCCCCACGAACTCCCAGCTGAACTTCGGATGGTTGATATGCTCGAACCCACACTGCGCCTGCGCCGCGCGTCCGGCCGGGTCCTCCTCGAAGTCCAGCATCAGACCGCGCGAGTTCCTCGACGTCCGGAATGGCCCAGATCGTGTTGATCAGGTTCGTGGCGACCTGCGTCCCGGTGATGCCGTAGTAGCGCACGCCGCCGCTCGCCCACTCCCCCAGCGCCGAGTAGCGCGGCACGACTTGTGCAATACGTGACGCCATGCCCTCGGCCGTCGTCAGCCCCCAGCCTTCTCCCACCGTCGTGCTGACCTGGAGGTCGAGGGCAGCGTAGACCAGCCTCAGCTTCTCGAACGGCGCGAACTGCGTCTCGACCTTGCCCCCGGTGAGCACCAGCCGGTCGACGATGCCCAGGCGCTTGGCGAGGTTCAGCAGGTCCCAGCCCCAGGAGTCGCGCGCGGCCATGTGCAGCAGCAGGTAGCCCGTCCCGCCCATCTCCTGGTAGCGCTTGAACGCCGCCATCGTGAGGTCGATCCGCTTGCGCGGCGCGTTCCGGTTCACGTTCCCCACGATGAACGCATCCAGTAGCACCTCGGGCATGCCCAGCGCCTTGCGGCGGTCCGCGTCGGCTGCGGCGCGTAGAGCCCGGCGTTGATGCCGTAGCCGATCGCGTCGGTCGGCGCCGTGCAGCCGCAGGCTTCCAGTTCGTTGGCCCCGAAGACCGTCGGCGCCAGCACGAGCTTGCACTCGTTGAGCCCCGCGCGCACACCTGATTCGGCGCGTCGACGGGGCAGTAGGCCACGACGTTCGTCCCCTTGGGGATGGTTTCCAGGTAGTTCGGCACGACCCAGCTGTCCCCGGAGATCACCACGACGTCCGGCTTGATGGCCTTGCACAACTCGGGCATGCGCTCGATCCCGAGGTGGTCGCCTCCCAGCCCGGCCGGGTAGGTCTTCCAGGGGTAGTCGTGCGGGTCGCCGTTGTAGCCAATCGCGACGTGGTGCGGCTCCCAGCCCCGGAACATCAGCTGTTCCAGGAACCCTCGGGAGACGAACTCGAAGCCAGTCTTCACGACGCCGTCGGAGCACCAGAGAACCTTCATCGCTTGGTCACCACCGGGTCCGACTTACCCGCCTTCCGGAAGACCTCCGCGCGAAACGTGTCACACATCTGAGCGAGCACCTGTGCGTCGACGTCGCCGATTGCGATGCCGCCGCTCGCCGCGCTGTTGCCGGGGATCACCACGATGTAGTTCGGGACGTCCCACGGCTTGACTTCGATTCCGACGTTAATTCTCATTCGTCTTCTCCTCGTGCGAGTCGTTTCCGGGTTGAGTGCAGTCGGTTGCTCCGACAGTAGGAACAGGAACCATGGTTTCGGCAGGTTCTGTCGAACCGTCGGGACTTACGATAGGGGCGTCGCCAGCTTGCTTTTTGCACGCCCCACACGTCCGGCCGATTTCGTCGGTTGACCACATACGGCATCGTGGACACCTCCATTTGTGATTCCGCGGTCCGAGAGAATTGGCTGGAAGGGCAGGACTCGAACCTGCATCTCCGTCCTTAACAGGGACGCGCTCGACCGTTGAGCTACCTTCCATCTTGTACGATCACGTAGTCGTCCACCCAGCCGGAGTCGACGATGTCCAGTTCAAAGTGCTGTGTCCCTGGAAACCAGACTACGTAGCTACAGCGGGTGCAGTAGCCAAACGCCCCACAGCGCTCCCAGGCATGGATCCCGAGCCAGCACCTCACAGAAGCTCCATCATTGCGTCGCGCCACTGCAGGTCGAACAGCATGTCTCGTCACCGATCTCAACCACGGCGGCGCGGACGGCCGGGGGACAGACACCAGCTCTTTCAAGTCGGTCCCAGTCGGTCCGCCATCGTGCGGAGTGTCTTCAACTCGGCCCGAAGGGCTCGTCGTTGCTTGTTGGTCAGCGGCTTCAAGTTCCTTCTCCAGGTTGGCGAGCGCGCGCCATGCGAGCTTGCCCGAGTGCCGGATCCCGTCGCTGTCGATCGTGCCCGCGTCCACAAGATGGCGCGTCAGCGCGTCGAGTTCGTCCTGCGACTTCGTGCGGTCCCAGAACAGTTCTTTTCCGGGGTTGTGCTGCTCGTTGCCTGCCCAGCTGACATGCGAGATGTATGCCAGAGCTTTCGGGAAGTACCGGATCACACCCGAGAAAATTGGGGTCCGCTTGCGCTCCGCTGCGTCGCCTTTCACATTCATTCGTCCACCTCCGGGTCAATGCGTTGAATTTTTAGAAACGTCACGTCTTCGGGTGTCAGGCTCTCCTTCCACGCGCGGGAGCCGTCACACTGGAGCAGGTGGTCGCCGTACTCGTCGGCGGACGTGAAGCCGTAGCGCCAGCACGCGGGCACCGCAGCTCCTGCCACTTAGAATCCCAAGCCACTCGGACCCGGAATGTCTTCCGGCCTCTCGAAAACGTCCACCAGCATGTGGAACGGGTTCCCCGGCGCCCGGCGCCCGAGGATCACGACCTTCTTCCCGAGGGCCATCGCGTAGCCGAACTCGACGTGCATACCGCCGTGGTCGACAGGTGGACGTTGTCGTGCAGAGCACGACGAGGTCGGCCCGCTCGATGTCCTGGAGGTCGGTGATGGCCTCCCCGTGCAGCTGCTGCGGCGTGGCCCCAGCATCAGGAGCCAGGAGCCAGCGGAGTGACGCCCCGTAGCCCTTCGCGCTCAGGATGTGGTAGACCTCGCGCACGTGGTCTTCCGGTCGAACGGCGCCGCGATGTAGACGTCGCAATTCGTCATATGGCCCTCTCGTAGGCGGAATCCTCGATCCGCTTCTTGCCCTGGTACCACTTCCCGCAGTCCTTGCAGTAGAACCTCGGAACTTCCCGGTCAGGGTGCGCCGGTGCCGTTGCGCTTGAGCTTCGTGCTGCCGCAGTTCGTGCAGTTGCCACGGTCGGTGACGGTTGTCTTGATGTAGGGGCGGAGCTTCTCAAAGACCGCCTCCAGGAGTTCGACGTCCTGTTTGTTATACTTGAGCATGTCGCGTACGGCCTGCTTGTTGCCCTTGAGCACGTCCAACCACAACCCGGAGCGCGTGTCCATCTTCGGCCGACCTTCAGGAACTTCCCGAGTAGTCGAGCCGGTTGCTGTTGAACAGGAAGTGCTCCGGGCCTCTTCAGCGTGTCGATCGAGACGATGGGCGGCAGCCGCGGCAGGCCGTGCGCCAGTGCACGTCCTGGAAGAACTTGATGTCGTAGGCGTCGCCGTTGTGTGCTACGATGACGTCCGCCTTGGAGAGCACCTTGTGAAGTGCCTTGACAACGTGGAAGTCGTCGTGCATGTTGCGCTGGTAGCGCCGGGGATTGTCGAGCACCGACACGCCGTGCACCTTGTCCTCACCCAGCCACTTCCACGCCCCGCAGATGATGTAGCGCTCCTGCAGGATGTTGCCATGCGGGATGTAGTCGTCCGACTTGAGCCGGAACGTCGCAACGACGTTGAATGATGTTTCCAGTCCCAGAACAGGATTTTCATAGTTTCCTCCGTGCGTTCACGACCACCTCGAATCCGAGGCGGTCTGCGATCCGGGCGAGGGTTCGCACGGAGATGTTGCCTGACTTGAGAGCCCGACGGATCGTGTTGTCCGGGTGGATGGGCTCTGCTTTGAGAGCATCTGCTCCACCAGATGCCGAACGCGCTCCTGGAGGGTCACATTTCCTCCTTCGGCAGCTCCTGCTGCTCGGCGTCGACCTCGGCCCACTCGCGCTGCGCGCCGCTGACCCGGTCGAAGTGCGCGCGGCACTCCGAGAGCGGCGGGAGGTAATAGCCCCACGCCGGGACGTGCTCGTAGCGGGCCGCTGGCCAGGATGTGCGACGTTGACGAGCGCCGTCTGCCGTCGCGGGTAGCATGTGGCAGCAGCGCCTTCAGCTGGCGCATGAACGACACTTCGAGCCCGTGAAACGTGTGGTAATGCCCGCGGTAGGAATCCGCGAAGTCGTGCGACAAGGTCCGCGATGGGGTGAACCCCTTCGGCCAGCCCTTGCCGATCTCGACCTCACCTTGTGTGAGCTTCTCCAGCCACCACTCCTGCACCGTGGACAGGCTCATGTCCTGCTGTTCGATCAACGCCTCGGTGATCGGCACCGGACCCAGCCGCTCGGGAGTCCTTCGCGAGGCAGAGCGCGAGGAACGCCTCGGCGCCGCCGTGCTTCCACTCGTCGTAGAGCGCGTTGAAGTAGGCCCGGTTGTCGTTGAGCCCTCGACGGTCTTGACGTCGAGGATGAACCCCCGGCGTTCGTTGAACATCGCAGGCCACACCCAGTCCTCGTTGGTGGCCATGATCAGGTGCACGCAGTTCGGCTCCGAGGTCGGGTCCATGTACTTGCGCTCGATCATGAGCGTCTCCTCGGTGACCAGACGCTTGAGGTTGCCCGCGTCCTGCTTGCTCCTGCCCAGACGCCTCGTCGGCGAAGACGAGGACCTTCCGGACAGGGCGGCATTGAACCGCCCCGTCATGGAGCCCTGCGCGGTGATATGGGCGTAGTGCGCTTTCCCGAACAGCTTCCCGAAGTTGTTTGCGAAGGTGCCCTTGCCCGCGCCGGAGCCGCCGCGCATGACAACAGCCACGAACCCAGGATCCCCAGGCCGCTGACAGGCGAACGCGCACACTCCAACAGGTAGAGGAAGTAGTGCTGGTTGCCTCCGCAGATCACGTTCAGCATGTGCTCCAGGAACCGCGTGCAGCGCTGCTCCGGGTTGGGGTCCGGATCCGGCTCCACAGCGAAGCCGTTCCAGGTGTTTGAACGTGTCCAGGCTGCATTCGAGGGGCGGCGGGGCGAACGTGACCCCCGCCATGGTCCGGCGTGCCGGGTGCTTGAGCCACCACTCGCCCGCGAGGACCTTGCCGACCTTGCGGTTGTAGTAGTGCTCGACGAAGTCCCGGAACGAGAACGTGCCGTAGCCCTTGTCCGAGGTCGGGGTGACCACGTAGTTCTTGGCCCCGATCTGCGCCACGAAGTGCTTCTCGTTGAGTTCGTCGAGGAGGTCGCTCCCCTCGTGACCCAGCCAGTCGTAGACGCGGCCGGGCCAGTTCGTCCCCGCGCTCGAAGACCTTCCTTGAGCTTGGGACCGCCGGTGGTCCTCCCGCCCGCAGCGTGCTTCTCGGCGGTGTCGCGCGCGGCCCGGACGCGGTCTTCGACCTCCTCGTCCTGCCCGATGATTGCCGCAGGCCTTGACGATCTGGATCATCACCAGCGCGTCGAACCCGCAGCGCATCAGGAACCCGGCGAGGTGCGCCGAGGCGTGGTGCCGGTTGCCGCCCGGCCAGTGCCGTCCGAACAGCGCGGCGATCGCCGCGGCCCGGAGCGGCGTCAGCAGTTCGGCCTCCTCCAGCTTGAGGAACGGCCGGTTCCGCGACCACTCGTACGCCTCACCACTCGGGTGAATCGAGGGCGGGAGGATCGTGTACTGCTTGGCCCCCCGTGCGGGCTCCATGATCATGGTGCCGTCGAGGTCCTTGAAGGTGATCGGCTTCTCCAGCGGGCACCGATACCAGTAGTGACTCGACGGGTTGCCGGGACGCCCGTGCTGGCGCGTCTCGGGGAGGAGAAGCCCGGCGGCGACGACCGCCTCCGGGCAATCCAGGTCGATGTCGACGAGCCCCTGGTCGATGCGCGTCGCCACCCCGTGCTCCGGGGTGAAGTCGGCCAGGGTGAAGTTCCGTGTCGTCCAGTCCGATACGTCAGGGGTCTTCGACCCCTTGACGATCGGAATGACGGACAGACCCTCGGCGATGTAGTCTTCGATTTCCTTGAGGGCCGACATTTAGAACGGGATGTCCGAGTCGACGACCTGCGCGTCGATGGTTTCGTCCGCGTCCACTTTGGTCTTGCCCTGCTCGACGAGCGCAAACAGCTGCTTCGCCGCGTAGTACTGCTCCGGCGTGGCCTTGTTCACGAGGGACACCCGGAAGTTGCTGAACTTCTGTCCAGCGGCGTTGGCCTCGCGGATGGGCGTGAGACGGAACAGCCCTTTCGAGACGCCGCCCAGCTGCTTGAACTGCTGGACGAGGTCCTTCGCGGCGCCGATCTTGGTCTTGTCGAGACGCAGGACGGCGTAGAGGGACGGGAGGGACGGGGTGTAGACGTAGAACTCGTACGTCAGGTCGACCGTCGGCTTCTCGCCGTTGCGTCCGAACTTGGTCCGCGGGTCGTCCGCCGGGGTGCGCCCCAGGTACTTCTTCGTCTGCGGGTCCTTCTCGACGCCGTACTTGCTCCAGCTGCCGACGACGAACTCGACCGGGACCTTGCCCAGCACCTGCTTGACGCCGGTGAGGAACACGTCGCCATCGCGCAGACCCTCGATGTAGTTCTTGTTGTCCGCGTCGAGTTCCGGGCTCAGGGACTGGGCGACCTTGATCTGGGGGATGGTCAAATCGGACGAGTCGATCTGATCCATGCCGTCCGCGTCGTAGTCCGGGATCGTTGCGAGCGCCTGCGACCCTGCTTCATCAGTTCTTCACTCATTACTTGCTCCTTGAAATTTTGGTGTGCTGACCGATTTCCAACCCGTCGGGAATCACGCCATCGCCTTCGAGGGCTCGACTGACGATGCCTTTCAACGTTCTGCGCGTTGACTGAGAGGATGTGCGGGGAGTTGTTGTCCACCCAGGCGCGGAAATGGACCGGGTCCGCGATCTTGGGGGCTGGCGTGGTCCTCGGCTTGAACGTGTAGCCGTTCACCCGAATGGAGTCGACGGTCTGGAGCCTCTCGAACTCGTCGAGCATCAGCTGCTCGACACCCAGAAGCTCAGCGTTGATGCCCTCTAGCACCATCTCAGCGGCGGCTTTTCTCTCCTCCAGTTCGTTGGCAGCCGATGCGAGAGCATCGAGGGGCTTGCCCAGGTGCGTTCCTTCGTGGCATGACCACCATCTGGTAGTCCGGGTCGATCCCCAGGTTCTTGTAGATCGCCGCATCCAATCCCACTTGCCCTTCTTTGCGGCCATCATTCGTCTCCTGCGATAGCTTCGCGCCAGTTCTCGACCGTCCACTCCGCCACGTTCTTTTTATTGCGGAGCACATCAACCACAGCATGATCAAGGGTCTTCTGTCCTTTCGGGCCGACGGCGATCACGTCGCAGAACTGGACGTGCCGAGTTTGCCCCGGCCGGTTGATGCGGCCCTCGGACTGAAGTCGGTCCTTCAGCGAGAAGCCGTTCGTTGCGTAGATCGCGAGGTGTGCGGCTGAGAGATTGATACCTGCTCCTCCGGCTGCGGGGTGACCGACCAGGACGGCGGCGGCGTTGACGTACGTGCCGGGCGCGAAGGCTGTCTGTGCAGCGAGGCGCTCGACTTTGTCCTGTCCGCCGACGAGTAAGTAGGTTGGTCGACCGTCGCACGGAACTCGTCGGCCATCTGAACGCTTCGTCCCTGAATCTAGACCAGACCACCAGTTTAGCAGGTTCGATCGAATCGACAAACTGTAGGATCGCGTCGAGCTTCTCGCGTCCGATCTCTCGTACTGTTGACTGCGGCACTCCAGGTGTGAACAGGTCTGCGTCGCCCTCGACGCCACCGACGAACCCCGCGAGGATCTGCGCGAGCCGCATCGTGCGGACGCCCGCTTGCGCGGCGACCGACACTTCGCCGCTGTCGAGATACGCGAGCAGCTCGTCGCGCATTTGACAATACAGCCCCCATGTGCGGGGGGTCAGCCGGGCCTCGATCGTGAGCGGCGGGAGCACCGGCGGCAGGTCGAGGCAGTCCTTCGCCTCGCGCCGCAGCGCGTACGGCGCCGTGCGCTGCTTCCACTCGTCCATGCGCTGGTAGCCGACGATCTTCTTGTTCATGAAGCCGCCGGTGACGCAGAACTTCGAGCGGAAGTGGAAATAGTTCGCCACGTCCAGGATTCTTGGGATCCAGGATCTGGAACTGGGGAACAGCGCTCGGGCGTGCCCGGCGTGCCGTTGAGAATGGTCACCCGCTTGCACGCCTGTCGCAGCAGGTAGATCGCCCGCGTCTGCTTCGCCCTCGAATTCGAGAGCGCCCACGCCTCGTCGAGGATCAGCCACGTCTTCCGCTTGATGGCCCACTCGATCAGCGGGCGCAGGTGCGTGTAGATGGGCGGCTTCGAGTCGCGCTCGACGACACGCAGGAACTCGTAGTTCGTCGTCACGACCTTCAGTTCGTACGAGGCGTCCGTCTTGGGCAGGCGTGGGTTGTGCGACGCATACTCGTGTTGCGAGTAGAGCGTTGTTGGCCACACCCACTTGACGAACTCCCCCAGCAGCGGGTCCGGCGACGCCCACACGGAGCGGACGAACGCCGGGCAGACGTTGATCGCCGCGTCAACGTCGCCCGCCGCGTACGCCGCGCACAGGGCGGTGACCGTCTGCGCGGACTTCCGACGCCCACCTCGTCGAACAGGGCGTAGGCGGGGTTGTCGAGCAGCTTCTGGACCCCGGTTTTTGGTGGTCCCAGAGCGGCTTCGGGCACTGATTCCAATCAACGTACATCCGGTTTCTCCCTGACGCGAGGTCGACAATGACCGTGGCGAGCCGCACGGACATGCGTGCGAGTGCTCAGGTCGTCGAAAGGCACGGTGGACGTGACCGGGCAATGTAGCTCGGCGATCTGCCCCGCGACTGTTGCGACGGTGTTTTCGTAGTCCTTCACAGCGTCCCCTCCTGCACGTCGAGCACCTGCGGCAGCTCCGCGGTGGTGTTCTCGTCGTAGCCGAACGACTGGTTCGCCAGCGTGACGGCCTCGGTTTCGTCATGCGCCTTGACCTGCACCTGACACCGCACCAGGAGGGTCACCACGTAGGACTGGACGTTATAATCCATTGGGCACCACGATCCTCGGGATCTCGATCTTCGGTTTCTGCTGGCTCTTGTTGCGGTGGTATTCGAGCAGGCAGTCCTTCGCCGCTTCGAGCAGCCCGAGGGCGAGAATCTTGTTGTCGATCGGCCCTTCGAGTGTCGGCTTGCCATCGTCGCCGATCGTGAACGTCAGTTTGACCATCACTCCCCTCCTTGAACCACCACGGCAGCGGGCGTCCCCAGATCGTCGACCACAGTCCGCGGTTGCGGCCGTGGTCGTCGGAGGCGTCCCGGCGCATTTCGTAAGATAGGATGGCCGCTTGCCTGCGTAGGCCATCCGGCGTTGTTCGGCTTCCGGGTTGTCGAGCGCCCCCGGTTTCGTCCACCAGGACTCAGTCATCGACTTTGACCCTCGGCGCTGGGCTGATCTGAGGAAGATCAGCGAGGCGAACAGGATCCCCGCGGTCCCAAGGTTCGTGGCGAAGTAGAGCGCCACCGCGATCAGCCCGAAGCGCAGCAGCGCAACGATCAGAACGAACTGTCTGTAGGTCATGTCAGTGCTCCAGGAAAGTGACGTCGTGTTTCGCACCGTTGATGCAGTAGCCGCAGCTCTCGCAGTCCTTGACCGCTTCGTCTCCTCGGGCAGACGTAGGTCGTCCGCCGTCGAAGGTCACGAGGTTGTGCTCGACCGGGTCCTCCATGTGCGCCTTGACCAGCTGCGGCTCGCCCGCGCGCGGGTCGCCGTCGATCCAGCCCGGCGCCAGCCCACCGCGGCACGTCGTGTGGCTCTTGTCCATGCTCGCGAACAGCTGAATGTTCGGCAGCCGCCGGAGCGCTTCGAGGGCGGGGAGCAGTGCGGGCACGCGCCAGCTGCGCGTGTAGGCCCAGGCTTCGACGTCCGGCGCTCCGTCAGACGGACCTCCCAGTTGCGGATGTATTCGACGCTGTCGAAGTCGCCGGAGACGTGGATGCGGAGCAGCTTCGCGTCGGCCGGGATCTCCGGACGTCGCTCCCAGCGTTGTTCTCCCACATGTCTCGCACCACGCGTTCTCCTGCACCGGCGCCGGGCGTAGCAAATCCGGCGGCACTCCTCGTCGAGCCGGGGCAGGTGCCAGGGCTCAGGATCCTGCCGTCGATGAAGTCGGTGGCGGTTCGGTCCCTCGTAGTACGTGCCTAGCGCGTTCTGCGTCGGCAGCCCCGGCAGACGGCTGTAGGTGTAGACCGTCGGGCCGATCTTCAGGTTGCCCTTGCCGTAGCGCGACAACTCGACGCCGCGCGTATCCGGCAGGTAGACGATCAGCTTACTCGTCAGTTTTGCCATTGGTCACGTCCTTCAGCGTGAGCTTCCCGCCGCGCCTTCGTTCGGCTCGTAGTTCCAGGCGAGCTTGCCCTGGTTCGTGCGATCGCCGCGTCCACGGCCTTCGTCGTGTCGGGCGTCAGGATCGCGTCGCCGATCTGCGTGAGGAGCGCCACCACGATGTAGTTGGCGCGCGCCGCCTGCTGTGCGTGCTGGGCGGCGACCGCCTCAGCGTGTCGCAGCCGTGCTCTCAACGATGGATGTCCCAATTTCGTCTCCTATGGCGTCCCAGCCCGCACCAATTTCCGGTCAAAGATGGACAGCCGGGCCCCGGAAGCAGCCGTTCGGCCATCTTGTACGCTTCGAGAGGTTTCTCCGAGTGTCGCCGCGGGGTGCTACGAACACGTTCGGCACGCCCTTGTCCTGTATTAGCTTGCTGCACTTCCCTCGGTGCACAGCAACATGTGCTCGGTCAGTTCCGCGTGTAGCGCCCCATGCCAATGTTCACACCAGCCGAGGGTGACCTTCTCCCAATCCTCCTCGACCTGCTCGACGTCGTTGGTCAGCCGCCCCTTGACCCAGGTGATCAGCTGCTTCGGCTCGAACCCCAAGCGCGCGCGACCGACGTCGCCGCGCCGTCCACGATGAACGACGAGGGCGCCCACAACAGCAGGACAGCGTCCTCGGCGATCAGGTCCTCCAACATGGTGGTACCTGTCCTACCGTGAATCACGCTCTCGGGCGAACCTCTGAGGAACCACTTCACGCCCTCCAGGTCCATGGTCGTGTACTGCGACATGGCGGAGCGATCGACGCCGTCGGACATGTCCAGCTTGTTCTGGACTGCCATGGCGGGTCGGCCATGATGCAGGTGTAACTCATGACACCAACCGATCGAGGAAGTCCTTGAGCCACAAGAAGCAGCGATTACAAAGCACACGCTGGAACGTCGGTGAGAACAATGCGCCGGGCGTTGACCGCGCGCATTCAGCACAGCGCTTCACTTCGAGATCGAAGCTATTCACTCACGCACCGGGAACCGACCCTCAGCCGCGGCCTGAAAGATGGCCTTAGCGTCGTCGGCGAAGTCCTGCTGCGCGAGGTATTTGAAGTAGTTCCGACGGGATGTTGGCGAGCGCCTCACCCTTGTGCTTCCCGAAGGTCAGCACGGGCTGCCGGCGTGGTTCCACGCGATCTTGCCCTTCTGGTCGAGCGCGTTCGGGTCCGTTCGGCCACTGGAGGCAGCGCAGCTGCGTCATGCCCAGCCGTCGAACATCGGGTCCTGCATGATCACGTCGAATCACGTCCATGGTGACGTTGATGTCGGCCATGCGTCGTGCGCCCCGGCGTGCTCCCTGCCGAGGAACTCACGGGAAGCGTGCGACAGCGTGCGCGGCCGCACGAGGTGCCACCAGCCGGAGCGCGTCGAGGGACGGCGTCAGCTCGGGGACCTGCACGCCACGCGCTTGAACTCAGCGTTCAGGATCCGCAGTCGAACTGCACGTTGTAGCCTGCGATGTCCGCGTCCTTGAACATGACCGCCACTGCGGCGCGACGTCCTCGAAGCGGGGCTTGTTCAAGCAGTCGTTGTCCAGATCCCGTGCTTGTCGCTGGCCCCCTTCGGGATCGCGATGCCGGGGTTGATCAGCGACCACCAGTCGCGGACCTCGCCCTCGGGGGTGTAGACCTTGTGCCGATTTGCACGATGCGCGCGCTGCGTTCAATGCCCGTCGTTTCAAGGTCGAGGGCAACGAGGTTACGAAGTCAGTTTGATCACACGACACTCCAGGCATAAGGGGTAAGAACGCGAGACTGGTCGACGAGTGCTTGTGGAGCCACACCCACATGACCAGCCACAGGAACCAGGATCCCGGAACCCGCTCTGCGGGTTCTGGGTTGAGGGGCACGAGTCGGTCGTAGTCCGGGTCGCGCCACGAGTTCCCGTTAACCACGTCCCCGGCGTGTCCGGCTTCGCCTGCGGGTTTAGAGCGCTTCGAGGGCGCGATCTGGTCTTCCATGCGAAGGTTGAAGCCTTCGCTCCGCACCCACTGGCGAATCTGGTGCACGTCCCAGGCGTTGAGGCGCTTCTGCGCCGGGTGGCGCCCAAACTGCTGAGGTTCATGCGAACCCCGCCAAGTAGTCGAGTTCGTGCTGGCCCTGCGGGCTGGGTAGCAGGTCCGGCGCGAAGACCTTGTAGCCATCTTTCGTGAACAACGCAGATGTAGACCTTGGCGCCCGCGTCGACGAGCTTCCGGATCTGGTGCAGCTGGAGCGGCCGGACGAGCTTAGCGACGTTCGCCGGGTTGCCCTTCTTGAACTCGATGAAGATGGTTGCGCCCATCTTTTGTGATCAGCGCGTCGGGAATTCCTCCGGTGACTCGATCGCTGATCTTCCAGACGAAGGCGTCTGGGTGAGTGCGTCGAACAGCGGTAAGAAAACTCGGGTTCTGAGTGCTTCGGACATTGCTTCCCCTCATGAACTGGGCACCGGCCGTCGCGGACCGGCCAGCGCCGGACACATGGGCCAACTACAGACTACAGGTTGCGCCATCGTACGTGCCAGCCCGGCCCGACGGACGGAGATTGGCGCCGCGGAACGCG